TCTTTCACGGCTTTTTCGCAAGGAAAACCGCCCTCGGCGAAGTCGTCGGCCCAGCAACGTTCAGTTTCAGGGTCTTCAATAAAGGCAATAGGGTCGCAACGACCGTGGATAACGTTGCGATCGTCAAGCACCTTGTGCATTAGTTTGCAAAGGTCACCTGGTTTGCATCGCTCGAAGAGGTCCGTGAAGAAATGGTAACGCTGAAATGGGTCGACGGCCAGAAAAAGCACACAATGCGGGATGCGCGGATGTGGGTCGATGTAGTAGTAGTACGACCAATCCTTAGGCGGCGAGTCGAACGAAAGCCAGCCTTTCGGCAGCGTCTGGACGACATGCACGTCATATTTGAACTCCTTGTAAACAAGGCCAGCGAGGTGGAGAGGTTTGCCGTGAAGCCGGCAGTCTTTTTCTTCTTCGGTTAGAGTGGCTTCAAATAGTGCGATGCCTTCAGGTTTGAGGTAAGGGTTGTCGTAGATTGAGCCTTCGACCTTGAACGACGAGCCTTCAAACGTACCGCCCGGTAAAAATGCATCCGTGATCCAAGGCTCCGAAAGAGCAGTGAGATTGAACCACGCAGCCCCATTGCGATCAACCAGCCCGCGCGATGCGCCTTTCCACATGCCTTCGGGTATGGGTTCATCGACGTGTATCCAATCCCAATCACTCGACTCAATCGAGCGCGGGTCGTTCATCCAGGATTTGACGGTAGCGAAGCGGAGAACAGAGCCATTCGCGCACTCCACAATGCAGATTTTGCCTTCGTGGTTGCGAGTCTTACGCTTAACGAAGCCGTCTCGCGGGAGGAACTTCCAGAGCTTGCCTTCCTCACCGCGCTCGCTTGTAAATATCTCATCAACCTTGTCCCAATTCTCGCACATAACGAGACCCTTAACAGGTCTCTGTGGAATCGCTTGGCGAACAAGTGGATGGTCGTTGTTACCTTCGTGTACTCGCGAGACAGTGCCATCGCGGTTCCGAATGGTAAAAGATTGTTTGTACCAGGTCCTCTCATTACGAAGCCATGCCGCGTCCTCAGCGACTCCACAGGTGGATTTGCCCCAGCGGTTGCCGGTGAAAGTTGCACGTCTGAGAGCGGAAGACGAATGAAAGGCATCTTGTTTAGGGTGAGGACGGTAGTATGGAAGCCCATCGTTCTTTATCGCCGCCACTTTTTGACGCAGCAACTTCGCCTTGCGCTGGCGAACGAGCAAAAGCTCGACATCTTGTTCATCAACGACCGTAGACATTAGTTGAATAAAAGGGCTTAGTCTCGTACCCCATTTGAAGGCCGGTTCCGCCATACAACTGTGGTCGACCGCGGACGAGTTTTTTTACTGTCGAGGCTAAAGCGTAATTTGGATTGGTTTGACCCTCACCACTACCAAAACTGCGCCCCATTTCACGAGCGGAGGTTAGGGAACCAGGTCCACCTTGTGAATGAACAACATTGGTCGCGTTAGGAAAAAGCCCAAACGCTTGTTTTTTTGCACAGTTCCCGGACTCGCAGGCGCTTATGATTACGTTGTGGATTTTGTTTGTGTCTTTCCCCATTGCTATGGCGATTTGACCAAGAGTGAAGTCTTTCTTATCTTTCTTAGGGAAATTTGACGTTAGACGAAAAAAAGGAGAGTTGCTTTGCTCTTTGCCATGCGCGGAGATTAGAAGAGTTCTAAGCGCGTTGGTTAGCGCAGGGTTGTAAGATGAAAGAGGAAGTGGTTTTTGATTGAAGATGTCGAAAACATAGTTACCAAACTCGTCCTTCTGTAGGATTTCCTTGGCGTCTGGCACGGTAGTCTAGTCACCAACAACCGCGTTGATCTCCTTCATGTTATCGTCCATGCATTTCTTGTCCGCGCTATTAGGCTTATCGTTCGCCATAGCACCGACAGTGGCGAGGTCAGGACGGTCGTCGTTGACGACAGGCGGGAGGTCTTTTGCGAGGGTTGTGGAGTCGTTTCGTAAGAGGCTCATATTTAGCTTTTCGGGCTAGAAGGTTAAAAAGTTACTTCTTTTTCTTCTTCACCATCTTGGAAACGCGATGGCCCATACGCTCAGAAAGGCCAATCGCAATGGCTTGTTTGCGGTCTTTTACAATAGGACCAGTCTTAGACCCACTGTGAAGCGCGCCCTTTTTGAACTCGTGGAGCGTTGCGCCGATGCCGGGCATTAGGCAACAGGCGGCGGCACCGCGTTGGGGATGATGTCGGCGAGAGTCTTTGCCACGGCCTGCAAAGCGGCGGTTTTGCTCGTAATCGCATCCAAGCGCGCTTGTGCACCAGCAGGAAGCTGTACCGTCGCGAGTTGTTCACGGAGCTTAGTGATTTCTGCCGTTACTTCACCCAAGCCCTCGTCGAGCTTGGTTCCGACATCAGTCAGCCCGGTTTCAACCGCGGCCAATTTGCCTTCGAGTTGTTCAAGTGTGTCTGCCATATTGTCGAGCCTTTCTAGTATTTGGTTGTGTTTACTGCGACCGAAGATTCTTTCCCACCATTTAAGAGTATTTTTTGACCAGTGTTCGGCGGCCTTTGTAAGGCCACGTGCGCGCTCTGTAAATGGAAGGGGCATTGTCGATTTTACGAAAGCCTTGTCGCGGCGTCTTATCGCGACAAGGAAATGGATTCTTGACGATTACCGTGAGAGCCATAAAAGCCGTTGTAAGGTTGTGTCGTGATTAAAAACAGTTTAATCAACCCCAATGGAAAGGACGACACTAGAAAGAACAACAACGGCTTAGAAGGACTTTTCCAACGAAAGAAAGCCTGTGAGGCGCTGTTGAGAATCACCATCCATGGTAACGTCAAGCCCCCATGAGGCTTTCAAAGAAGTGGTCCAACCGCGATAACTCGCCAAGTCAATCCCTACGCCGAATTGTGGTCGAAGAAACCATGGTTCAGAGCCACGTTGTTGCAACTCGGTGGATTCATCGAATATGTAACCTCCTAACAATCCAGCGAAGGGATGGAAACGAGGGCCAAGAGAGCCAGTAACACGAAGGCCAATGCCAGCGCGGTCGACAAAGGAGTCAGCGACATTGTCGCTTTCACCAAAGCCAACGAACGAAACCGTGCGAGATGCACCAAGCGCCAGTTCCATCCCTGCTCCAGTCCGCGCCTTACCATCGAAGTTCTCAAACGCCACCGTGCCATAAGGAGAAATCGAGATGTCCGAAAGGTAAGACCCCTTTACCTCAGCCTTTGGCTCTCCTACGATGGTTTGAACAGTGGGAAGGTTGGTATCTGCCGCGCACAAACAAAAAGCGGACAGAAAGAGAAACAACGTAGTGAATTTTTTCATAAGCGTTTTTATTGACCCCTTAGAACTCGGATCGCGGCTTCTTGTCGCTCAACAGGCGCTCTTTGCCAAAGCTCGACAAGGTAAGAAAACCTTTGATCCTCTATTTCTTGCAATGCCTTGGTAATCAACATTTCTTCGATTGTGGTGTTCTTGTTGCTTGCTAAGTTGACGATGTTAGTGTACTTCTCCTCTGGGATTGGCACTGTGATAACGATGTTCGTTACTGCCCACGCAGCAATGAACGAAAAAAGCACCAATAAAACAGAAATGATGAAACGACGCATGTTAGTTATGTCCAAGCAACCGCGCTTCCTCGGCTTCAAGGCGCTTGATTTCTTCGTCTGCTTTGGTTACGTCAGTGAAGACCACGTCCTGCTTGGTTTCGAGCTTTTGTACGGGCTTGCCGAGAAGGCGGTCGAGCACCTCGCGCGACGCTGCGAGTTGGACCTGTTCGCTTTCGGCGGTCTGCGAGAGCGCGATAACACGCTTTAGCGCCTCAGTACCCGCGCCTTTGAGAATGGTGTCAATTTCATCCCGCCCTGACGCCATTATCTCTTGCGTCAAACGCTCTCGTGCCCATGTTTGACGTAGGAGGATGGAGACCCATGAAACCGTGCGCTCAAGTTTGCTAGCTATTTCACTAACCGTACACCCTTGCGCGGCTAACATGATAGCGATTCGATGCCAAGGTTTTTCGCTTTGGACTTCGTGGCCGTACCAAGCCTCGCCATCTGGCGTTGGGTCATTGACCAACGCGTCTGGAAACGCGCAACGTGGCAGATTGACGATTTCAGGCATCGGCGCGGAATGTGTTAACGTATGACACCATCGGATGAGCTTCGACTAGCTCAACCTTGCTTTCGTCCGACAACGGCTGAGCGCGGAGGATTTCGAGAAGGCCGCTATCCTTTTCGTCCTCCGCGCTCGCTACTATGGCTTGCTCGCTCATGCTGCAATGGCCGATAACATAGCTATCCGCCCATTGCAAGCCATTCGCGCCAGTTTTTGCAGGTTGATCCGGCTCTAGCTTTCCCTTCCATTTTCTAGGCGCTTTCCTTGACAATGGTAGCCTGGACGCCTGGAACCTAAATTTGAAAATGCCCAGAGAGAGGGCTTAGTCAAGATAGACCGAGCCACGGGCGAGGACTCCCCCCGAGCGTAGCGAGCCATTCAATCGGGAGGGCGGGACGCCTCACAATGTTAGGGACGACTGCGGCAGGATGAGGACAGAAAGAATCCCCGATGCTTTCGCAAGGGGGAAACGGCTCGAAAGGGAAGCTACGCCCGGATTGGGTTAAGCTGGCGCAAAGCTGCCGGCGTCGGCTTGGACTTTGGCCGGAATGAGGCCGCGCTTGCCAAGATAGGCGCGCATGTTGGAAGTGTATTGAACATCCGAGTCCAGAAGCGATTGCCTCACGGCCTCGTTCTGCTCTTTGGTGAGCTTGACCCCGTGCTCGGCGAGGATGTACGTAATCATCGCGGCTTGCGCGGCGGGAGTCCATACGCGCTTGGCAACTTCCTTATTGAGTTGGCCGACGACTTTTTGAATCGCCTTTTCGATGGCCTCGGGCTTTGGAGCGGGAATAGTTGTTTCTGCCATAGTTTTTTTCGCTTCGATTTGGCTGGCCGATTATTCGGAGATATCGCAAGCAAATCTAAGCTGGCGAGAGCCTAGGCTATGGCAATCGCAATGGCAAGCATTATTTTCAAATTTCGGAAGATTTCTTTCGAGGCTATTCGCTCGCCTTTGCGCGGCTTGGCATGGCGATTGCCACGATTTGTAAGCCATTGCATCGACGTCTCAAGGCTATCGCCCACGCCTACCTACCTCGCTTAACACGCGAAGCGAATGAATTATTTTTCAGCCTTTTAACCTCCCTAGCTTGGCGCTGTAATGGCCTAAGAATCGCCCGGCCCTATTGATATACCCTCCCGCTTATCGGCTCGCCTCAAGCTAGCCTATCGCAACCGTTGGCCTATTGGCTCAGCGAGGCCATTGCAAGGCTGAAAAGCATTATCAAGGGCTTGCAAGGAATTAACCTCCGGGAATTATTCCTTCGTCGTTCTCTCTACCGCCTGCTAGGGGAGAGGGGCATAG